GGTTATATCTAAAACAGGACAAATTGGCGATGTAGTCAATATAAGTGGGTTGAAAATAGCCTTACCTTTGCAGCCAAAAAAAATACATGAGCGCAGCAAGAAAAAAGAGGAGCAGTTCTGGGAGGAGTTTGAATACCCAAAAGAGCTCAATAAGATCAAGACCATATTCCAGTGGAATGGCATGTCGTCTTCATTCAAAGAGTCATGGATCCCATACATTGAAGATGAGTTTGAAAGAAGAGATTCTGGTTTCTGGTTTAAAAATAATGGTAATCCTACTTATATTACTGGGTCTCACTACATGTACCTCCAATGGACAAAGATTGATGTTGGAAAGCCAGAGTACAGAGAATCAAACAGAATCTTTTTTATTTATTGGGAAGCGTGCAAAGCAGACGACAGATGTTATGGAATGTGCTACCTCAAAAATAGACGGAGTGGATTTAGCTTTATGTCATCGTCAGAAACAGTCAACCAAGCTACAATCACCTCAGATGCTAGGTTCGGTATTTTATCCAAGACTGGTGCAGATGCCAAAAAAATGTTCACCGACAAGGTTGTCCCAATCTCAACAAACTATCCATTCTTCTTCAGACCAATTCAAGATGGTATGGATAGACCAAAAACAGAGCTTGCCTACAGAGTACCAGCATCAAAGCTCACAAGAAAGAATATCGAAAATACAGAAGACACAGACAATCTTACAGGGCTCGACACAACTATTGACTGGAAAAACACTGGAGATAACTCCTACGATGGGGAAAAGCTACGACTCCTTGTGCATGATGAATCTGGAAAATGGGAACGTCCAGATAATATCCTCAACAACTGGCGTGTCACTAAAACTACGCTAAGATTAGGTCGTAGGATTATAGGAAAGTGTATGATGGGATCAACATCAAACGCTTTAGATAAAGGAGGAGACAACTTCAAAAAACTATTCTACGATAGCAATCCACAGGAAAGAAACTCCAATGGACAGACTAAAAGCGGACTATATCATCTTTTTATTCCAATGGAATGGAATATGGAAGGTTTTATAGATATGTATGGACAGCCTGTGTTTAGAACTCCAAAAGAGGAAACGCTAACAACATATGGTGATTACATCGATCAAGGAGTATTGGATTATTGGGAAAATGAAGTTTATTCTTTAAAAAACGATGCAGACGCATTAAATGAATTTTACAGACAGTTTCCGAGGTCAGAGAACCATGCATTTAGAGATGAGTCTAAAAACAGCCTTTTTAATCTAACAAAGATATACGAACAGATAGATTACAACGACACTACAGGTATCGAGTCTATTGTTCAAAGAGGAGACTTTCATTGGATGGACGGTAAAAGAGATTCACAAGTTGTCTGGATGCCTAATAGAAAAGGCAGGTTCTATGTAACTTGGTTACCACCAAAAGAACTGAGGAATAATGTAAGAAAAGACGGAGGAAAGTTTTTCCCTCTTAACGACCACATAGGAAGCTTTGGTTGTGACTCTTATGATATATCTGGAGTTGTTGGTGGGTCAGGTTCAAAAGGTGCTTTACATGGGCTTACAAAGGTTAATTTTGACAACGCTCCATCTGAACTGTTTTTCCTGGAATACATAGCAAGACCACAAACGGCAGAGTTGTTTTATGAGGATGTTTTGATGGCAATGCATTTTTATGGAATGCCTATATTAGTTGAGAATAATAAGCCAAGGTTGCTTTACTATATGAAGAACAGAGGCTATAGAGCTTTCTCTATGAACAGACCAGACAAGCTAAAACACGATCTTTCTAAGTCTGAAAGAGAGCTTGGTGGAGTTCCTTCATCACAAGCGGTGATATCTATTCACGCTGAAGCAATTGAAGCTTACATAGAGAAGAATGTAGGAGTAGACAATATAGGTGTCTACAGAGATGTAGGGGCTATGGGAAAGATGTATTTTATGAGAACATTGAAGGATTGGTCCAACTACAACATATTTAATAGAACCAAGTTTGACGCCACAGTTAGCTCTGGTCTAGCCATAATGGCAAATCAAAGATTTATAAATAAGCCTGAGAAAAAGTATAATAAAATAAACGTTAACTTTGCAAAGTACGATAATACAGGCCTGAACAGCGAAATTATAAAGTAACGGTATGCTAAGAGACGACTTTAAAATTGCTAACATTTCTTTTCCTGATCAGCTAGCGCCTGACTCAAAAAAATCCTCCAAGGAGTATGGACTCACGGTTGGAAAGGCAATAGAGTCAGAGTGGTTTAGAAAAGATAATGGAGCAGCAAGATTTTATAACAACAGAGATAATTTTCACAAGTTGAGGATGTACGCTCGTGGAGAGCAGTCTGTTCAAAAATACAAAAACGAATTAGCGGTCAATGGTGACACTTCTTATTTAAACCTTGACTGGACTCCTGTACCTATCGTACCAAAATTCGTAGATATTGTTGTTAACGGTATGTCGAACAGATTGTTTGATGTTAAGGTAGAGGCTGTAGACGACACGTCTAGGACTAGAAGACAAGACTATAGAACTGAGATAGAAAAAGATATGCTAGCTAGACCTATCTTGGAGCATATACAAAGTCAAACAGGTGTAAATGGTTTTGTTAATGACCCTGCTGCCCTGCCAGAAACATCAGAAGAGTTAGAGCTACATATGAAGCTCGCCTACAAACAAAAGATAGAGGTGGCAGAAGAAAAGGCTCTAGAAGCTATTCTCAACGTAAATGATTTTGAGCTTACAAAAAGAAGAGTTGATGAAGATGCAACTGTTATCGGAATATCAAGCGTAAAGCATAGCTATAATACCCATGATGGTATTAAGATAGAATATGTAGACCCAGCAAATATGATATGGTCCCCTACGGAAGACCCTAATTTTGATGATTGCTATTATTTCGGAGAGGTAAAAAACGTTAACATAACCGAATTAAAAAAAATAGACCCATCTTTAACACAAGAAGATATCAAAGATATATCTAAGTTAAGTGCAAAGTGGGATGCATATCAAGGTATAAGAGGAGGTTACAAGACAGACAATTTCGATTCAAATACAGCCACCTTACTATATTTCTGCTACAAAACAGATAAAAACATTGTATATAAGGTTAAGGAGACTGCTAATGGAGGGAAAAGAGCTATAGAAAAAGATGACTCTTTTAGCCCACCAAAAACAGAGCAGGCTCGATTTGTAAAACGCTCAAAAAGAATAGATGTATGGTACGAAGGTGTTCTTGTTCTAGGGACGAATTACGTTCTCAAGTGGGATCTAATGAAAAACATGGTGAGACCAAAGTCAGGAATACAAAAGGTGTATGCTCCATACATTGTAAGTGCGCCAAAAATGTACAGAGGTCAGATTGATTCTATTGTAAAAAGAATGATTCCTTTTGCGGACCAAATACAACTTACACATTTAAAATTACAGCAAGTAATTCAAAAAATGATTCCAGATGGAGTATACTTGGATTTAGACGGTATTGCAAGTGTTGATCTTGGAAATGGAGCTATTTATAATCCGAATGAAGCTCTCAGCATGTATTTCCAGACTGGAAGTGTTGTGGGACGAAGTTTGACCGAGGAAGGTGAATTTAATAATGCAAAAGTACCTGTACAGGAACTAACTAGCTCAGGATCTAATGCAAAAATAAATTCTTTAGTTTCCATGTATAATCATTATATACAAATGATAAGAGATGTCACAGGAATCAATGAGGCGAGAGATGCTTCTACTCCTGATGCAAAAACTCTTGTTGGTGTACAGAAGCTAGCGGCACTAAACTCTAATACGGCCACTAGACACATACTTCAATCTGGAATTAACCTAGTTAACAAGCTTATTACTGCAGTATCTTATAGATTCTCTGATATGCTTGAATATGGGGACATGAGAGACAGTTTTGTTAATATGATCGGTGGTCATGCAGTTGATATATTAGAAGATATAAAGTCTCTTCATATACATGACTTTGGTATTGAAATTGAATTGCATCCAGATGAGGAAGAGAAAAATATGCTTGAACAAAACATACAACAATCTCTTCAAGGTGAAAAAATAGATTTAGATGACGCTATAGACATAAGAAATGTCAAAAACATAAAGTTGGCTAACATGCTTCTCAAAATAAGAAAAGGTAAAAAAGAGGTTCTTGATTTAAAGAAAAAGCAAGCCAATATTAATATGCAGACAGAGTCTAACATAAAATCAGCTCAAGCTGCTTCTCAATCTCAAATGCAAGAAATGCAATATAAGTATCAGGCAGAAATGGAGCTAGAGAAAACAAGAGCAACTTTCGAAATACAAAAGATGCAGGAAAAAGCAAAGCTTGATTTAGAGATTATGAAACAAAAATTCGAAATCGATCTTGCAACAAAAAGTTTGGAACAGAGAGGGTTGGAGAAGAGAGAGACGATGAAGGAAGATAGAAAAGACCAAAGGATTGATAAACAGAGTTCTAATCAATCAAAAATGATAGAGCAAAGAAAAAATGATCAGATGGCTGTCGATTTTCAAAATGAATCGTCAAATGAAATGGTAAGTAGAATATTGGGGTCATAAAGGGCTCTTTTATTCTTTTTAATTTTGCAAATAATTAAATAAATTTAAATTAAATATAATGGCAGATTTTAAATTAAGATCGTTGGATGAAGACGATTCTAAAATAACCGTAAGGACTGAAGAAACAAATAAAGAGCAATCGGTCGAAGAGGGAAAAGAAGTGCAAGAACCTGTACAAGAACAGGTGCAAGAACAAGCACAAGAACAGGTGCAAGAAGAAGTACAAGAGCCTGTTCAAGAAGAAAAACAAGAAACCGTTGAGGTTTCAGATGAAGATAGAGTTAGAGAATACCTAAGCAAGTATGATCTGAATCTAGATGACGTTCTTTCAAATAACGATAAGCAAGAAGATAAAATCGAGCTTACAGAAGATGTGGAAGCCTTTTTAAAGTATCAAAAAGAGACAGGAAGAGGCTTGTCTGATTATATGAATTTAAGCAAAGACTACGATAGTATGTCTGAATTAGATTTATTAAAATCATACATTAAAGAAAACAAGCCACATTTTGACGATGAAGACATATCTTATCACATTGGAAAACATTTTTTGTCTGATGATGATGATAGTGAAGATTCGAAGCGAGACAAAAAACTTGCATTAAAAGAAGAGTTGTATAAAGCTAAAGAGCATTTTTCTACTCAGAAGGAGAAATACTACAAGCCACTTGAGTCAAGTGAAGCCAACGTACCTGAACAGTATAAAGAAGCTTTTAACTTTTATAGCGAATATAAGCAGAACCAGGAAAAGCAGGATTCTTTAGTGAAACAGAGAGCTGAGGTTTTCAAAAACAAAACCGATGAACTTTTCAATCAAATCGAAGGTTTCGAGTTTGACTTAGGAGAAAAGAAACAGGTTTACAAACTAAAGGATAAAGAGTCCGTAAAAAGCCGAAACTCAAACATAGCAAACTTCGTAGGAGGTTTCTTGAATGAAAAAGGTGAAGTTAGTGATGCTGTGGGTTATCATAAAGCGATGACTGTAGCAAACAATCCTGATGCATTCGCCAAGTATTTCTACGATTTGGGAACTGCAGATGCTGTTAATGGTCTAGTAAAAGAGACAAAAAACATTGACATGTCTGTAAAACAAAACGTAGTTACTGGCAGTGATGGGGCAACTAAATTCAGGGCTGTAACTGAAGATGCTGGTTCTAGATTGAAAATTAGAAAAAGAAGTTAAAAACCTTAAAAATTATTTAAAATGGCTGTAACAATGTCACCTACTCCTGCTGGAGTACCGATTACACCTGCTCCAACTAAGTCGGTGTTATCAACTAACTACATCACAGATTTTGATTTTTTAAATCAGTATCTCCCTGATCTTTATGAAAAAGAATTTGAGCGTTATGGAAACCGTTCGATTGCATCTTTCTTACGTTTAGTAGGTGCTGAACTTCCTTCAAACTCTGACCTTATCAAATGGACAGAGCAAGGTCGTTTACACCTAATCGTAAAAGCTGCTTCTCGTTCTGGTGAAACTATCACCTCAGCTTCTCACCCTTTCCGTGCTAACCAAACAGTAATCATTTCTGATGGAACTAACACAGCAAAGGCTCTTATTACATCTGTAGACGCTAACGGAGCTGACTTTACTGTCGCTGCTTATGGTGGTGCTACACTTACTGGTGCTGGTTTAACTGGTACAACAGGATTAACTATCTATGCTTACGGTTCTGAATTCAAAAAAGGAACTGGAGGAATGGAAGGATCTCTAGAAGCTAACGTAGATATCTTTGAAAATAGCCCAATTATTATCAAAGACAAATACGAAGTTGCTGGTTCTGACATGGCTCAAATCGGATGGATTGAAGTAACTACTGAAAACGGAGCTACTGGATATCTATGGTATTTGAAGTCTGAGCACGAAACTCGTTTACGTTTTGAAGATTACCTAGAAACTTCTATGGTAGAAGGAGAAACTGCTGCATCTGGTTCTGCTGCTGAAACTGCAGGATATAAAGGTACAGAAGGTTTATTCTCTGCTATCGAGTCAAGAGGTAATATTGCTACTGGATCTATCGCTGGTAAATCAGATGTAGAGAACATTGTAAAAGTATTAGACAAGCAAGGTGCTATTCAAGAGAACGTTCTTTTTGTTAGCCGTGACAAATCTTTCGAGATTGACAACATGCTTGCAGGTCTTAACACTTATGGAACTGCTGGTGCAGCATCTTTCGGATTGTTTGACAACGACAAAGATATGGCTTTAGAGCTTGGATTCTCTGGATTCAACATCGGATATGACTTCTATAAGTCTGACTGGAAATACTTAAATGATGCTACTACTCGTGGTGCTATTGACGATATCGATGGTGTATTAGTTCCTGCTGGTACTACTACTATCTACGATCAAGTGTTAGGTAAGAACGCAAAACGTCCTTTCTTACACGTACGTTACCGCAAGTCTGAAGCTGAAGATCGCAAGTATAAAACTTGGACTTTAGGTTCTGCTGGTGGAGCTAGCACAAGCGACCTTGATGCAATGCAAGTACACTTCTTATCAGAGCGTGCACTTTGTGTTATGGGAGCAAATAACTTCGTATTATTGAAGTAATATTTATTAGGGAAAGTGTAGTCATTTGGCTACACTTCCCTTTTTTTAATCTAATAAAATAAAATAAAATAAAATGGCAAATACTACAAAAGCACGTCCTAGTGCTAAAAAAGAAGAATGGGTTATGAAAGACAGAAGATATATTCTGTTAGGAAACAAAAGCCCAATTACATATTTACTTAGATCTTCACATAGTGGAAACAAACCATTACAGTGGTTTGATGGACAAAACTATAGACCTTTGCGTTACGCAACAAACAGTATTACTCCTTTCATGGATGAACAGGATGGATATGTGATACCATCACCTATTGAGTTTGAAAATGGTATGTTAACTGTTCCAGCAAACAATGTGAACTTACAGAAATTTCTAAGCATCTACCATCCTGATAATGGGGTGGAATATGAAGAGTGGGATCCACATCGTGATGCTCAAGAAGAATTAGATTTTGAAGAGTATGTCTTAGATGCTCAGTTAACTGCAAGAGAAATGCCTATAGAAGACTTAGAGGCAATAGGTAGAATAGTTTTTAGAGCAGACGTATCCAAACTTACTTCTTCGGAATTAAAAAGAGACATGATACAGTACGCTAGAACTAATCCTAGAGAATTTCTTGATTATGCGAATGATCCAGATATCAAGCTTAGAAATCTAGCTATAAGAGCCGTAGACAACGGCATATTGCGAGTTAAAGACGACAACAGAACTGTTGTTTGGAATGACAAGTCAGAGCAAAAGGTGTTGACTGTTACATTTGGAGATAATCCGATTGCAGCCTTAGCATCTTACTTTAAGACGGACGAAGGGATGGACTTAATGGAAGCGATTGTGAAGAAGATATAAATCTTACTTCAACGTCTTATACAGAACCCCTCCATAAAAGAGGGGTTTCTTTTTTTCGTAAATTTGCTTAAAAATAAGAGATGATTAACAGCGTTAGAAATACAGTATTATCTATCATAGACAAGGATAATAGTGGGTATATCTCACCTAGCGAATTTAATCTATTTGCAAAATCAGCACAGTTAGAAATCTATCAGGAGTACTTTGACAACTATAGAAAAGCTGTGATGGCTAAGAATAATAGAAGAGGGTCTAGAGGGGCAACTGATGAGGTAAAAGACATATCACACAAGCTAGATATATTTACAGAAAAAGTATCTCTAAGTGCAGCAGGAAATAATCAGTTGACATTACCTAGTGATTTATACATGATCAACACTGTTTTGTGTGGAGATGCTGTTGTAGAGGAAGTTGATAAGACTGAGTTTTACTTTTTAAATCAAGCCAACCTAGCATCTCCTTCAGAAACATATAAAGTATACACAAGGTTCGGAGAAAACATCGAAGTATCTCCATATGATGCCTATGTTGATTTGGTTTACTACAGAACCCCATTAACACCCAAATGGACTTATTTAAGCAACCCAAATGGTGATCCTATTTATAATCCAACTGCATCAGATTTCCAGGACTTTGAGTTACACCCAGAAGAGGAAACTCAACTGATAGTTAAGATATTAAGATATGCTGGTGTTACAATCAGAGCAGAAGACGTAGTTTCTGTGGCAGAGGGACAAGACAAAACGGAGTACGAAAAAGAAAATCTTACATAATAAATGAGCTCACAACAATATTACGATGACGTAGCGAGACATGGAGAATATCAATATGTTCTGCTAAAAGATATAGTGAACAACTTCATGTTAATGAATGTTGGGGACGATAAAATCGTTAATGATGTGCAGCGTTATCAGGTTGTGCATCATGCAAAAAGAGCCTTACAAGAGCTTAATTATAGCGCTCTCAAGTTAGAGGAAAGCATCGAGGTAGAATTATCTGAAACACTAAGAGTTGTTATGCCAGAAGATTTTGTGCAATTAACAAAGGTGTCTTGGGTTGATGATAGTGGTAGATTGCATCCGCTAACTCAAAATAAAAACATGTCTCAAGCTAAGGGTTATCTGCAAGATGAAAACGGAAACTTTATTTTTAATCAAGATGGAGATTTGCAAGAAGCAGACTCCCTGGCAGAGCAAAGGTCTTACATTAGTAAGCAGGACTCTATTGATTATGACACCTTAGAAGCTGAACACACAGGCGGTAGATTTGGAATGGATACATCTAGCGCAAACAAGAACGGAACATACATTGTAGAAAAAAAATCAGGATACATCAGATTTAGCTCACATTTACAAGATGGCGACTTAGTCATCATACAATATATATCTGATGGTATGTTTACAAATGACGATGCAACATTGAGAGTACATAAACTTGCTGAAGATTTTATTTATAGCTATATTCAGGCACAAGTTTTAGATAGAAAATATGGCGTTCAAGAGTATATTGTTAGAAGAGCAAAAAAAGAAGCTAGCGCAAAACTCAGAAATGCAAAAATTAGATTGATGAATATTAATTTAGATGACCTTGTACAAAGCCTGAAAGGTAGAAACAAGTGGATTAAGTAATGAAGCTACAAAACGTATTCCTTTCTGGTCGCATGAATAAAGATGCGGATGAACGCTTGTTAAAAAATGACGAGTATATTCATGCTGAAAATGTTTTGGTTTCTAGCGTTGTAGATGCTGATACAGGCGTTTTAAAAAATGCTAAATCAAACAGATTAGCTGGACAACTGTTGTCTTATTCAGGAAGTAATCCAGAAACTATAGGTTCTATAGCAGATGACGCAAACAATAGAATTTATTGGTTTGTTGTTACTTCCTCTGCTTCTTATATTTGCGAATACGATAATGTTTCTGGAACAAGCTCTTTTGTTTTATCAGACACTAGACCTGAAGGTGAAAATGTACTAAATTTTCAAAGGTTTAATAAAATACACAGTGCAAACATACTTAACGACACTGATAATGATAGGGACTTTTTGTTTTGGACAGATGGCTTTAATCCACCTAGAAAAATAAATATACAAAGAGCAAAAACTTACTCTGAAAACGGATTTACACAAGACGACATAAATGTTATCGTAAAACCTCCCATAAGGCAGCCTGAGATTGAATTGGTGAATACTGGAAACAGTGAAGAGAATTTCTTGACTGATAAATTTATACAGTTTGCTTACAGATACAAATATCTTGATGGCGAGGTTAGTAGCCTTGGGCCTTTCAGTGAATATGCATTTGATGCAAGAGAGTTTTTCTACAACTATGATGAGGCTACTAATGAGTCAATGAAAAACCAATACAATCAAGCAAATGTAACTTTTGAGACAGGAGGCTCTAATGTTGTTTCGATTGATTTGTGTTTTAGAGAGTCTGATTCGTCAAGAATATTTTTGATAGAAAATTTTAAAAAAAGCAAGTTAAAGTTGTCAGATAACTCAGACTATACTTTTTCATTTAAAAACAGCAAGATATATACTGTGCTTCCTTCTGACGAAAGCACTAGGCTATTTGACAATGTCCCATTAAAAGCCGAAACACAAGATATTATTGGAAATAGGCTCATTTACGCAAACTACACGGAAAACTACGATATGGTTGACGTGAATAATGAAGAGATAAACTTCGATTTCACTTTGAACCACCTCTCTACGTTTGTTCCTTTCTCTAACCCAACTAGAACAATAAAGAGTAACCGAAGTTATGAGGCAGGCATTGTTTACCTCGATGAATATGGAAGAATGTCTACGGTAATGACTTGCGAAAATAATGCTGTAAAAATACCAGTTGGATATTCTGATAGAAAAAATAAACTTCAATTAACAATAAAAAATATTGCACCTAAATGGGCAAAGCATTATAGATTATTCTTAAAAGAAAATGAAAGCCAGTATGAAACAGTAACTCCTGTAATATTTTTTACTGACTCTGATTTTGCTTGGGTTAAGGTAGAGAAGGCTGATTTGGATAAGTTTAAAGAAGGTGATTTTCTTGTTGTAAAATCTGATACATCAGGGAAAAAAGATAATTATGTAGAAACAAAAGTTCTAGAGTTTGGACAAAAAGATAGAAACTTTCTTGATACTTCAGGATCTGCTGGTATAGGTGAAATTTTGCAGGAAGAGGGAACCTATATGAAGTTAAAGCCTTCAGGATATAGCATTAGTGATGCAGGTTATTTTAAGAAAACAAGTAGAGACGAGGACAACTCAAGAAGAAAAACAGGTCAGCTTAGCAATAGGATCACAAACGAACAGACAGTAAGATATTTTGAAGGGCCTTTTTATTATCAGGTTGCAGGCTCATCTTTGAACGACATGTCTATTACAGGAACACCTAGTGGATCTACGGATCAAAGATTCGAAATTGAGGTTGATTCAATTGGAACGACTGATACTTTTAAATGGAGGGTAACCGATGAAAATGGAACAGGACCATGGACAGAGAATCTTTTGATGAATCAAAGTTACTCGCTTCAAGATGGACTTGGAATTTCATTTAACGCATCTACAGGTCATTCTTTAGGTGAAAGATGGACTGTAAATGCTAGAAACCCAATAACCTCATACGATGAAGAAAAGTTTGCTCAAGTTGTATTAGTGGGCCCAGAAGATAACAGAGAGGTTGGTCCAGGAAGTACGTTGAGATTGACTTTCAATGAAAGAAGATCGGATTATTTTAATATATTTTCGTCCAGCATTCTTTCAAGCAAATATTATCCAAACATAGAGGAGTTTTGGCATGAGCAGATGAAGGAAGAAATGACCATAAAGATTCCTGAATCTAAGATTAAATGGAGAAGAGGTGTTGTCACAGATACAGGAACTGAATTAGGGAGAACTTTTCAGGTGACAAACAACGCATCTGACCCCTTGTGCATGATCATAGATTCTCAAAATTCACAAGACGCAGGATTAGCAGATCTTATTGGATCAGGAGATCACACTTGGCTTGGAGGCATACTTGACGGTTTGTCGGCAAATGTATTTTGTGAGGCTAGCTGGAATATGGTTCTGAAGGATAGAGGAGATTCTCTACTTGTTTTTGAAACAAAGCCTAAAGTATTAAATGATGATACTTTTCATGAAATAGGAGAAACATATGATATAACGGAGCAAGGATATCATAAGGGCTCAAATGGAGATAGAGATCAAGCAGAAGGAAGAGCAGCTTTAGTTACTTTAGATTTCTTCAACGCATTTACTTGGGGTGGACCCATAGAAAGTTATAAGTACAAAGATGCTTTTAACGCAAAAGAATTGTTGCACAATGCAAGACCTTTGATTAGCTACGAAGGCTATCGTCAAAATAAGAGAATAGCCTCATTAACATATGGTGGTCGATATGAGCAATCTACAAATTACAATGGACTTAACGAATTTAATTTGTCTTTATCTAACTTTAGGGATATAGATGATAAATATGGGTCTATTGAAAAAATATCTTCAAGAGATACAGACCTGATTGTTTTCCAAGAGAACAAGGTTAGTAAAATTATGTTCGAAAAGTCTGTTTTATATAATGCAGACGGAACTGGAAATGTTGGTTCAACCGAAGATGTATTAGGAACACAAGTTCCTTATATAGGAGAATATGGAATATCAAAATCGCCATCTTCTTTTGCTAAATGGTATAATGACATATTTTTCACAGACAGTAAGAGAGGAACTGTTGTTAGACTGGATAGTAATGGTTTAGAAGAGATTTCTGAATATGGAATGAAGGACTGGTTCAGAGAAAATGTTGGAGACACAGCTAACTCTCAGGTTATTGGAGGATATGATCCTTATAATGATTTATATGTAATAAATGTAAAAGACCCTGTTATTGAGTGGAGAGAAGATGATTACTATTGTGAGAAAGGTAATGTTTCTTGGGTTGTAAACAAGTATTATTGTGAACAAGCGGTCGTTCCAATTCCAACTCCTGCTCCTACTGTAGCGCCTACACCAGCTCCAACCCCTGCTCCAACAACTCCAGCGCCAACAGCAGCATCTCCTAATCCGACCCCTGCGCCTACATCACCACCACCTGTAGCTCCAACACCTACTAATGCACCAGTTCCTGTTGCTCCTACACCAACAAACCCACCACCAGTATGTACAACTAATTGTAGTACATACAGTTGTGGTACTCATGGTTCATATTGGTTTGTAACTAGCTTTGATTGTAATTCAGGAGCAATTGATGTATCAGCTAGATTTAGCGATCAAACATTAGTTTCTTATAGTCCAACTAGTGCTACGCCAAATAGCGGAACTGCAAGTGTTAGTGCATCTTTCTATGTAAGCGACCCATATTGGACTAACTCAGGAACAACTATAACTTGTACTGTCGGAGTTGATACAACATGTGCTACACCTGCACCTACAACTCCTGCACCGACAACACCAGCGCCAACAGAAACGCCAGCACCGTCACCAACGCCAGCACCAACTACTCCAGCGCCAACAGCTCCAACGCCTACTAACGCACCTTGTTATGCTCATGGGGTGTACTATAGTTCAACTAGCGTTTGTGAAGGAAGTTACGTAGTTGTTTATACTGATAATTCTAACTGGTGTAGTTCGTCTAAAGTATATCAAGTCGCTAGTGCTTGTTACACAGGAGATACAAGTGGTTATGCATCAACAGGATACTATACCAAGAATAATGAGTATAGTTACTGGAGTGGATCGAGCTTCTCTTCAATGTGTACGCCTTGTAGTTAATTGAATTAAAATGAAATATATATGTGCTCAACCAGAGAATCATTATTTCTCTTGGCAACTAGATGTCATGCTTTATTCTTTTCAAAAAGCAGGCATAGAAATGAGAGATGTTCATATATTGGCATCTGTTTTACCCAACCAACCTAAACAATGGTTTTCACATTTAGAAGGCAAGTACCCTGGTATATCTATACACAGGTATAAAGATGGTAGGCCTGATAAGTCTTACATACCAAGCATAAAACATTATTTGTTATTTAGATACTATGAGCAATTTCCTGAAACGAGAAATGATTCCGTTTTTTTTCATGATTCTGATATCGCTTTTACTAAAAATCCTAGTCTAGATCATTTATGTAATGACGATATCTGGTATCTAAGCGACACTAAAAGCTACTTAGGATATAATTATATTATGTCTAAGGGTAGGGATACCTTAGAAACTATGCTCATTACAACAGGCATTGATGAAGATACTGTCAAGAAAAATGAAGATAATTCTGGAGGAGCGCAATATATTGTCAAAAATGTAGACGCAAAATTCTGGTACGACTGTTACAGTATGGGCGTTAAGCTTTACAAGATGACAAATGTATATGAGAAGGCTAAAAAGAAAGCAGACCCTAACTATCACATGTTACAGGTTTGGACTGCCGAAATGTGGGCTACATTATGGATGGCTTGGATGAGGGGTATAGAGACAAGAATACATCCAGATATGGACTTTTGTTGGGCAACAGATCCTATAAAAAGATGGGATCATTGTTCTATATATCACAACGCTGGTGTTACCTCCTCACACACAGGAATGTTCTACAAAGGAGCTTACATACATAACGATCCGTTTGCTTCAGATTTGAAGCTAGATGAAAAAAAATGCTCCTATCAATACTATGGCTTACTAAAAGAAGCGAGTCTCAAAAATTAGTAACTTTGTGTAAAATTATTTTTAATGGCTAATACTGGTATAGTTGTAGTTACAGAGCTAAAAAAGCTAGTAGACGGAATTGCTACTTTAGACACAAAACCTAACTCAAAAGGAGACCCAGATTACATCCCTCCCTTTCAAGACACGGCTAAATGTGTTGTAAGTGCAGACCCTGTAACTCCTGCTCCTACACCAGCTCCAACGACTACACCAGCTCCAGTATTCTCATACCCATCATTTGCTATTTCAGATCAGGGTTACACAGATGGAGTCCAAGCATGTGCGCATTCTGGAGGATATACTACAGCTTATCATAATGGATCAGGCAGCTATCCAGGTGTAAGTAATTCTGTTTATCAAGACAATCAAGGCTTATCTGATTATGCAGATGGTCATTATATACTCGCAAGTGGATCTGGAATAGAAATATCTAATGGCACTGTGATTTCAACTTTTAGTTGCGTAGCCCCTACGCCAGCTCCAACGCCAGCACCTACAACACCATCACCGTCACCAGCTCCTACAACACCAGCTCCAACGACTACACCAGCGCCTACTACACCTTCACCTACACCTGCTCCTGCGCCTGCAGTAGCTTCATTTACTATATACGCCAATACTTCGAGCGGAACAAATCCATTGCAAGGATGGTCCAGCTCTGCTTTAGCTTGTTCTTCGACTGGAGCTCCTGTAACAGTATACAACTCTCACGGAGATACTTCTGTTCAACAAACATACAATAATGGGCACGCTTTATATTTAGATGCCGCATTAACAACATTATATAACGGAGGAAATACATACTTTACGGACCAATATGGTGGAGGAAACTCTTTCCAAGTAGGACCTAATGGATTTGTGTTTACTTTCAGTTCTTGTGCAACACCTGCTCCAACTCCTGCTCCAGTTTCACAAACACCTGTTTGGAATCTAGGTCTGTGTAGCGGAGGAACTGCCAATCAGCAAATAGCGTATGATGCTAATTTAGATGTAGGAGTTGTAATTTTAGCGTCTAATGGTATTTGTTATACAATAGATTCATACCAAGCAAATGGAGTTCCCACTCAAACTGTAGATCAAGAGTTTGATTCTTGTAGTGAGTGTCTTAATTCACAAACAACTCCTGCGCCTACTGTAGCACCTACACCAGCTCCAGTTTCATATGCTTCTTGGGAATTGCAACCTTGTGCAGGAGGAAATGGACAAAATAATCAGTATCTTGCATGGGATAGCACAGGTTCAATCGTGACAGGAGATATAGTATTAGCTAGTGATGGAGAGTGTTACACTTTAATGCAGCCATCTAATAATACTCCAACATTGTCTTGGGTTTCAGAATTTAATGATTGCTCAGGTTGTGTTGCGGCAAATGGTGGATTTTAAATGAATATAATTAAATATAAATACAATGATAACAGAAATAGAGAACTTTCTAACGAAAGAAGAATGTGATCAGCTTATATCAAACATTGAAGCAAACAATGTAAGATCTTCTGTAGCTGGATCTGGATCACAAGCATCAAAAACTGACTCATCCAGAACATCATACACATCGAACCTTGATGTTAATGATAGTCTGACTATTGAAGTAAAGGGACGTATAGCGTCTTTTTTACAGCAAGACTTAAGCAAAGGAGAGCCTATACAGGGTCAAAAATATGAAGCTGGTCAATTCTTTAGACAGCATCACGATTATTTTACAGGCGATTCTTACACAAATCATTGTCTTAGCTCTGGAAACAGAACATACACAATGATGATTTATCTTAACGATGATTTTGAAGGAGGTGGCACTAACTTTCCAAGTTTAGATAAAACAGTAGAGCCTAAGACAGGTAAGGCTGTTTTTTGGGAAAACACAAAGAACGGTATTCCTCAACACGATACTCTTCATGAAGGTACAGATGTTGTGTCTGGAACAAAATACATAATTACATCTTGGTGGAGAGAGAACGAATGGAATGGATCTGAAGATGTAAGGCTAGCGACAGAACATCATAACAGAAGGCCAAAATCAACAGACTTGAAAAAGGTTTTTAGTAATCACGACAACATACCTAAATTTCATGAGACAGGCTTTAAAGTTGTAAAAGTGCCAGATGATGCGTGGGCTTTAATACAAGAGATGTATGAAGATGTGAAGCCTACCGCAAGAGAGGAGGTTTTTGAAGGCAAAGAAAGTATAATCCCTGGAACAGGAAAGACAAGCGAGCTTTTAGATGTGGGACAGGTGTATGAAAAAAGAGATAGACTTCATCAGATGTTGTTGCCTTTGCACGAAGAGTTTGCAAGAACAAAACTAGAGCCTTCATTTATTTACGGTATTAGATCTTATTTAAGAGGAGCTGGTCTAGTTGCGCATAAGGATAGAATAGCAACGCATCACATATCTTCTATTATTATCGTAGACAAAGACTTAAAATGTGGATGCAAAAACAGGGAGTTTGCCGATGATTGGCCATTAGACATACAATCTCACAACGGAGCATGGAATCAAGTGTACGCTGAAGTAGGGGAAATGATTTTATATGAGTCAGCAGCTTGTGAACACGCAAGGAATTATTTATTTGCAGGAACATACTTTAGAAATATGTTCGTTCATTATAAGCTAAGCGACTGGCAGTATGTCGCAGAATAAGTATATATCTTTTGAGCCTTGGTGGGCAGGATATTCTAATGTTAGAATGTCTTTTGAGATAGCTATTGCTATATCAGAAATAACAGGAAGAACATTGATAATACCACCGAAGGTTTATTTTAATGGTATTAACGACTGGAATGACACGAACTCATACCTAGATATATTTAGTATTTGGAGAAAAGACACTTTCTTAGAAACATTTAACGCTGTTGATTATCACGATGTAGAAGAATATGCTTCTCTAAACAGTAAGATAGGATATTTTAATGGCATAGATAAAATAGCAGAAATAAAAACCTTCTCATCTAAATACGAAGAACTGCATCCGTTGCCTCCTCCAGATAAGGATTTCGTAGTGTATAACAATATAGAAGATCAGGAAGATTTTGAAATGTTTGCTGCAGGAAGAAAACCTTTCTCTGTAAACTCTGAAGCTAAGTTCATTCATTTTCCAAGAAACCTGTTTGGTCATTTCTATTACATAGTATATGGATCTTCTCCAGACAAAAGAAACTACATAAAAAATAAGATAATCAGAGGTATTCGTTTTAACCAAGATCTATACAGGTATGCAAATGAAGCGAAGAAAAAGATGGGAAATTACAACGCACTTCACATAAGAAGGGGTGATTTCTTATCAGATAGGCCTAATATGGAATATGATTTAAGCGCTATAAATGAATTTCTTCCAGATTACTTTTATAATAAACCAGTTTATATAGCAACAGATGAAAAAGACAGAAGCTTTTTTGACTCATTAAACATACAAAATAAGCATTTCTTTTCAGATTTGTATGAAATAACAGACCCTCTTAGAGAAATAGCGCTAGACATGATAACATGTAGTAATGCAGAAGAGTTTTTAGGTAGCAGGTTAAGCACTTTTAGCGATTACATAAATGTAAATAGAGCGTCAATAAATCAAAACGTCAGGATATTAGAATATAATAATCATGACTCTGTTGATTCTGCTTACGATGTTTTACCTTGGAACAAAGACAATCAATCTTCATGGCACGACTTATCTCAATACTATTGGACACCTGAAAAAGACGACAGAAAGATCTTTATAAATATAGCCTCATATCGAGATTTAGATTTAATAAGAACGATAGATGATGCAAGAGAGAAAGCTGCTTTTCCAAATAGACTTGTCTTTGGTGTAATGCTACAAGATGAAGAGTGGATGTTGGATAGGTTAAGACTGATGAGTGATGTAAAAATAATATACTGTCATTATAAAGAAGCAAAAGGTGTTGGTTACGCTAGAAATAGAATTAACAACGAACTATATAATGGAGAGGAAATATTCTTACAGGTTGACAGCCATTGTAGATTCTACAGGAATTGGGACATAGGTATAGCACAACAAATAGATGAATCTCCAGAGAACAGCTTTCTAACTGGATTCCCCCCAGATGTAAGAAATTACTCGGAATACAATGATTATATACAGCACGATAGGCTTAATTGCAATAAAATATTAAATTTCAAAGAAAATGCTTTTCCTTTCTTTAACAGTAGAGGGACCGTGCCTAGGAGTGAGAAATACTGCAAAACTTTTCATGTGTCAGGCTCTAATGTTTTTGGAAGAGGAGAAATAGTAGATGTAATCAAATACGATGATAATAACGATCTTTTGATAAATCCGTTTTTAGATCAAGAAATATACTCTTGTTTAGCATACATAGCAGGATATGATTTTTATGTCCCTAAGTTTGCTAACGTCTGGCATAACTACAACGACAACACAGAAAGAGGAGACAAAAAGCTTAGACCCTTGTGGCATGAAGATAATAGATTGGATAATTACATAAAAAATCCATTACATTTATTTAAGTCAAGGGAGACAAAAAGAACTGTAGATCAGTGGGTCGCAGAAATAGAAACTGAAATTAAAATGAATCAAAATGAGTAAAAAAAAGGTACTAGTATTAGGGGGAGGTGGCTTCGTTGGTGGTCATTTGGCCAAAAGATTAAAAGAAGAGGGTTGTTTTGTGAGAGTTGCAGATATAAAAAAAGAGCCTTCCTTTCACAAAAAAGAAGAAATATGCGATGAATATGCTCCTGTAGACCTGAGAAATCCATCCTTTGTTTCTTTATGCATGCATGCGCCAGATCAAAAGTCGTTAGATGATAGTGAAAACGCATTTGACGAGGTATA